TTAAGTACTTAAGTATCTGCGTGGCAGAGCAGTACGAGCAGTATATTGAGTATTTTAGATTAGTAACAAGGACACATTAAATGATTGAAGGACAGCTCAACATAAAGCTATTCAACCTGAAGACCTACGCGCTCCTCTCTAACTGGGGTAAGCCGATTATCACGGACTACAGGGCGCTAACTGAAGAGAAAAAGGAAGATGTGTACCAAGCTTTCTTTGCCTGCATTAACCATGATGGTTTCTATGGCATCATCCAGCTGCTCTTGCCGACAGCAGAGATGCAGCACGAGTACGCAGAGAGAGTCTTCGCGAAAGACATAGAGATAATCAAAGAAGTTAAGATTAAGATACGAAACTATTTGCAGTCACACGTGGGTGGGGCGTATGCAAACCTTATAAAGACCGCGACAGAGTCAGATGAAATTAAACTTGGATTGGACGCACGATAGCTGTACAATACAAACGTAAACAACGCAGGTAATAAAATGGAAAACAGGGTTAAATCAAAACGCATCACAATTCGAATGACGCCAGAGGCAAAGGAAAGTCTTGATGCTGCCGCTAAAGCTGAGGTGCGATCGGTAACTAATTTTATCGAATCGCTCGTGCATCAGCACTGTCATAGAAAAAAGGCAAAGGCCAAGAGAGAGACAAATGAAACGAAGTGAATCAATTAAAGAAATTAGCGTGGCCATGGCGCTATTTCTTGGTGAAGTAGAGAACACCAGCAAAGATAAAGAAGGCTACGGCTACAAGTATGCCGACCTTGGCCAGCTCCTATCTTTGTGTAGGCCGTTGCTGTCCAGAAATAAGCTGGCAATATTCCAGTCTGTCGAGAACCCAGAGGGTAACGAAGACCGATGTTGCGTCCACACTCTGCTGTCACACGAAAGCGGCGAGTGGATAGAGACTCAGCTCTCAATGCCGGTCTTTGCAGGAAAGGGTATGAACTCTGCCCAGTGCATGGGGTCTGTTGCGACTTATGCTCGTCGCTATGCACTGTCGGCCATGCTTGGCATTACCCAAGAAGATGACGATGGTCGCTCCGGCGGAAGCAAGCCGCAAGAGGCTATCCGTCAAGCGCCAAGACTCATTGCTGCGTCACAAGTGAAAGAGCTTGAGCGCCTTATCGACTTAGCGGGCCTAGAGCCGGAGGTGGTGACTAACAGTCTCAACCTGAAAGCCCTACCTGAAATCGCGGTCGACCAGTATTCGTCCGTTGTCAGACGACTTAATGCCGCAATGAAGAAAAGAGAGGTTGAAGAATGAAAGTTATAGAGTGCGAACAGCGTAGCCCGGAGTGGTACAAGATTAGAGCTGGCATTGTAACCGCAAGCAACGCCCACCGACTGCTCACGCCCGTAAAGATGCGAACCTACATGCTTGAGCTTTTAGGTGAGCGATTGATTGGGGCCACAACTGAAACACCGGTGTCCGCTGCAATGCAGTGGGGCATCGACTATGAAGATGACGCGCTTGAGTGGTATTCAAAGGCGCTAAATGTCGACGTTCAAAAGGTCGGGTTTGTCTTCCACAACAGTATGAAATATGCCGGGTGCTCTCCTGACGGCTTGTGTTCAACAGATGGGTTGGTCGAGGTGAAGTGTCCGTCAACACACAATCACCTGCTTCATATCTCGTCCAGCGTTCCGCCTAATTATATTGCCCAGATGCAGTTTCAGATGTGGATTACAGATAGAGAGTGGTGCGATTTCGTGTCATATGACCCACGCATGCCTGACTTTGCTAGAGGCATATGTATTCGCGTTGAAAGAGACGAGAACATGATGTTTAAATTTGAGAGCGGTGTTAGGTCTATCAACAACAGCATCACAGAGTTCTCTCGCAAGTATTTTGGTTCATCGCTTTAAGGAAGATAATGAGCAACACATCGATACTGCTTACACTCGCAGAGATTACGGACTTCGTAAAAGAGTGTTTAAAGGATAAAGACTTCGTTGGTATTAACGTTGTCGTCTCAAAACATCCCGGGCGCTCTTATGTGCTCGGAAAGACGTTCGACAGCCTCAAAGCAAAATACATTTTAAAGGTGCCGATGGACTATACTGATCCAATTCAGCGCCCCCTTATCGCCAATGCGGTTCACAAGGGGATGTACGGCACAGAGATGTCGCCTGAAGAGATGGAAGATGAGATGGTTTGTAAGTCCAGTGACGATTAAGGAGATTGTAGATGAAGCAAGACATAGAACATAAGATAACACCATGTAAAGAATGCAAAGCAGGAAAGCACACATTCATCCCAGCTGAGTGGAAAGTAAAGCCAACGAGCCAGACCTGCACATTGTTTGTGTGCCAGCACTGCCTAATGCCGGCAGACCAGGCAGACCGCGAGGTCATGGGTTGCCTTCATGGTGAAGAAGTTAAAGCAAAGAAACTTAAAGAAGAGGTTCCTGCTAAGGCGTAAACGATGCATAGCGCTTAGCAAGTCCGAACTTGTGTTGGTCCTCACTCTCAAAGTGCCCCATCGCAAAATAACCGAACTGGTCTACACTGTGGCTCGCCCAGTTGTGGACCGGCTTAGGTTTTGACCCTTTTCCGGAGGCCCCATCTGTGTGCGTATAGGTCGAATGATACTCTTGAAGAGACCTAACCAGCTTCTGGCATCTGTCCGCATGAAACCAAGTTGTCTTTAGAAGCATTCGAATCGCTTGGATTCTCTCCATCACCCTATGATTACTCACAATCCTCGGAACAATGCCCGCTTTTCGTAGTATCTCAATGCGCGTGCGACCACTTCCCCACTCTTTCACTCTGACATCATGCGGCAGGTAGTGTTTACCCCAACGCTTAAAGCCAAGTCTTCGTTGCGCATTAAGCAGCTCAACTGCCCACTCATCCGCGCCCTTGCCCGTACCCTCAAGGTGGTCAATGCATCGTATCGAGCCATCAGGAAACCTCTGAAATAAACCAATACTGGTCGAGTCGGTGACCCCTATATCCCAAGACGTATGGACAGGTTGCTCAGGTAAGATGTCAAACCGACAAATGCGTCCAGATTCTTTACACTTTATCATCTCATCGGAGAAGTAAGCGCCCTCAATAGCCGCCTCCCAACTGCAAAAGTACTCTTGCAGATAAAGCGGCATCGGCATGCCCGAAGCAAGCTCCTCTTCTAGCATTTCTTTAGAGATGACCGGCGTGCCATCTTCGTAAGTGGTGTCATCCGCAGTTAGGAGGATGGTTGACCAACCAGGGTTGTTTTCGTTCTTCTGAAACATCTCATAGAAGTGATTGTGACCACGCGGCGTGCCAATGAAGACAGCCCAACCATCATTCTCTGCCAAAATAGGACGCAGGAACTGCCAAGCATCGGGGTCGGTTGACTGCATTTCAGAGAAAACTACACCCAAAGGGTTTGAGCCTATCAAGGCCTCATAGTTATCTGCGCCAGTAATCTTAATGATAGAGCCGTTGACCAGGGTGATGGACATGGTCGAGTTGTTAATGCTTTTAACCAGCTGCTTGGGAATAAAATCGAGGAACGTAGAGCCTGACTTGCCGCGCCCACGCCAGATAACCGTGGATGCCTGGCCAATCTTGGGGAGCAAATGTAAGTAGAGTCCTGGGCGCTGAATGGCCCGCATCCAAAGCATGTTGAATGAGATGGTGTCTTTACCGAAGCGACGGTGCGCAACGATAATCATCCGGTCCTTATGTTCCACGAGGAACTTTCGCAAGATAGGTCGCTGATAAGGCCTTGCGACAAAAAGCGGCTTAATTATGTGCATTACGCCTCAGGAGAGTCTGGGCTTATGTCTATCTTACCATTCATTGACCCGTCTTCAAGGCCAAAAAGCTGCTCAATCATATCTTCTGCAATCGCTTCCGAGTATTCCTCGACCGGAGAGTCGGGCTGGCCTGTTAAGTGCTTGGCACCAAAGCATGTACCTAATGCCAAAAGGATTGCGCCAATTATAATTGTCATTCCCATATCATTTAACCTCATGTGCTTCCCCCTCAAAGTGATGCTGTTGTATTTTTACAGGCCCCACGCTAAACTAGTTCTATGCCTGTAATACTTACATGTCAAAACTGTAGCTTAGACTATAGCGTAAAACCATCAAAAAGAGCCAGGTCAAAATATTGCTCGCGATATTGTCACGCAAAAAAAACAATTGCCGTCGAAAGCAAGAAAGAAAAAAAATGCAAAGAGTGCGGGAGTATCTTTTCTAGGAGGGCAAGCATTGCTAGTGTGAGGATATTTTGCTCAGTAAAGTGCGCTAAGGTTAGCTGGGGTAGGTCCTACTCAAAAAAAGGGGAGGACCACTCCAGGTATGTAAACGGATCTGGGGTCTACAGGGCGAAGGCTATTGACCATTACGGGCCCAGCTGCAGCAAGTGTGGCTCCTCTGAGCATGTCGAGGTTCATCACGTGGACAAAGACAGAGGCAATAACGAAATTGAGAACCTAGAGGTTCTATGTAGGAAGTGCCACCACAAAGAGCACTCCATATTTAACTTGAATGGTTGCCTGTGTTGCGGAGAGACCGTTAAAAGGCACAACAATAAATATTGCTCAAGAAGCTGTTTTGCTCGAAGCATGAGAAAAACAACAAGCTAGTTTTTAGGCTTTCAATTTACCCCGCCTCAAAGTGACTCCACTGGAGCTTAAAGTGCTCTACAGTGCCAGCGCCAAGCTCGCTATTGTAAATCGATTTCCAGTAGCTAGCTAACCCATCAACATCGCCCGCACTAGGCAGCGGTTCCGGCCTCATCCAATATTTTACTCTTGCTATGAGGGTTGCAAGTCGCATATCCCAGGCAAGCACTTCCGCTCTTGGAAATGAGCTCATCTCGCAGGCAATGAGGATAAGGGCCATCAAATGCTCATTGCCTGCTAAATAACGAATAATGTCATGGTAGCTAGCTTGCTCAATCTGAAAGAACGACAAGGCAGGACCTCCTCCAGCTTGTGCCACGGTCCGAAGGCCGCTTTCAGCATACGCAGTCCCCATGAGCAAGTCTTCGGCCGACTCACTCCAGAGACCGGCGTCTTTTAGTGCCGGCCGAACTATCTGCTCTCTAAATGCCCATCCTTGCATGCAGTCTCCCTTTAAATATCCCTATGTTAAGTAACGAATAATTACGACTCCCGAACCACCCGCGCTGCCGCTGAGTATTGTACCCGATGGAGCATAAGCGCCACCGCCACCACCGCCCGTGTTGGCAGTCGCCGCTGATGGAAGGTATCCACCTGCCGCGCCACCGCCTAGACCGCCTGCGCCACCGCCGGAGCCGGAACCCCCGCGCGAGCCACCACCGCCACCAGCGCGATAAACGCTCGAGCCACTGATGGATGATGCGGTGCCGTTACCGCCCGGTCCCCCGGTCGCCGCGCTTACCGCGTTTGACCCGGCTGCGCCTGCGCCGCCGCCACCACCTGATGCACCTTCATTCGTATCCCAACCGCTACCACCATTATTACCTTGGCCGGACGTGCCTGAGCCACCCGCGCCATTATAGCCGCGGCCACCGCCTGAGCCACCGGTTGATGGGGCAGTGTTTCTGTATGTACCGCCACCGCCACCAAGTGATGTGGCAGAGTTAAAGCTTGAGTTGCCGCCATTATTCCCGTTTGATAAACTCCCGCCGGCCGTTCCGCCTGCGCCAATAACAACTGAAAACGCGCCGGTTCCAATCGTTACGCCAGAAAAGGCTCGGTAACCGCCCGCGCCACCGCCACCACCGCCAGATTGGTTAGCCGCACCACCTCCAGCACCACCGCCAGCAACAATAAGGTAATCGATGTCGCCACCAGTCGTTACGGTAAAGGTCCCGCTCGAGTTAAACGTGTGGATTGTGTACAGGCCAGACGTTGTGACTGTACCGCCCGTCGCCGAAACGGGGGCGGCCCCCGCAGGGGCTAAGTATGGGTTAATAATAAATGTCATTACGCGCGTGTCCCTATCAATGTCACCTTCAGTCCTGCACCGGCAATCGTTGACCCAATTTGCGTGATATCTACCGTAATTTCGGAGTCATCAGCAAGGTTTGAGTCTGTGATTGTAGCGGCAGATGCGGCTGTTGTTGATGTTTTCTCTCCGGCATCAATGCTCAGCTTAGTGCCTAGAACACTTGTTCCGTTTTCAAAGATATCAACGATGAATGTTGAGCCAGTAGGGGCCGTCGTTAGGCTTGAGCGAACACCTGTTAAGGTCATCGCGTGCGGCAATCTAAACGTCACCCTATCCGTGCTCACAGTTAACGCTGTTGTCTCGTCGCTGCACGCAGCAATAAACTCAACTGGCAGCGCGGTGAATGTCGGAAGTGCGGCAGCGCCATTACTAAGAAGGGCTTGACCCGCTGTTCCAACGCTTGCAATAGACTGGTGCGCACCTGTCGCAGTCGTGCCACCACAAAGAACGCCGTATGCCGTAGCGGTTGACCGTCCAGTACCACCGTCAGCAACAACGACATCCGTTCCACCTGGGCCGTAATAGTCTGTACCCTCAGCGGCAATACTTAGAACACCCGTTGTCGTAGTGTTTTTCACGATACCCGTTGCTAGAACACTTAAAGCTTGCTCAGCACTTAGGCCGGCGCTTGGCGTTTGAGTGATGTAAGTCGCATCAGTCGGAGCGCCACTTGCCGCATCCGCATAAGCCGTTGTCGCAAGTTTTGTAGAGTTGTCGCTTGCAGCCTGAGTCACACCAGTTACGTCGCCAGATAACGAACATGTTGGTGTGTTATTCGCTGTCATCGTAATGAAGTCAGTCCAAGACGCACCATCAACATCGCGAGCACCTAACACTAATGTGTCGGCAGCGGTATCACCCGTTCGAAGAGTCGCGCCATAGATGTTGTTCCAACGAAGCGCCTCTGTTCCCAAGTCATCCGTTACAT